GTGACGGTCGGTGAGGTTCTCCCAAAAGCTACGCCGCCGGAAGCGTAAATCGCATACTGGTTGATCTGGCTTTGGCAACTGGAATTCCAATGAGCGAATGGCAGACGGCGGAGCAGATATACACAGCTCTTGAGATATTGGAGAAGCAACAAAATGACCGACAGCGTTGAGATTGCTTACGACAAGGCGGATCTCCGCCGGGTTTTAGGCGCTTTCAAAGCAATGGACGCTGAGGCCACAGTGCAAGCCAAAGCTGCGTCTGGAGCGTTGGCAGAATTTGCTCAGGACAAAATTATCAACACGTCAACTGGTCGAGGTCGCGCAGCTGAAAAGATTGCTCGCGGATCAAGAGTTTCAAAGTCGTCAAAGATCGGTGAGCTGTCTTTTGGCTTTGCCGGTCAAAAGTTTTCTGGCGGCGGTACAACTCAGCAACTATGGGGCGGTAACGAATTCGGATCTAACAAATACAAGCAATTCCCAATTTGGTCAGGTTTTGGCCCGAAAGGTCGAGGATCTAACGGCTGGTTTATTTATCCAACCTTGCGCGCCATTCAGCCCGAAATCATTGCTAAGTGGGAAAATGCTTTCAATAAGATCCTCAAGGAGTTTTAATGGTTGCGCAAAGTAGAACGCTCAAGCTTTCGATACTTGCTGACGTTGACCAGCTTAAAAAATCCTTAAATAGCGCAAACACTGACGTAGAAGGATCAAGCAACAAGCTTGCAGAGTTCAGCAAAAAGGCTGGAGTTGCTTTTGCTGCCGCGGCTGCTGCTGCTGGTGCTTACGCGGTAAAGCTTGCAGTTGACGGCGTCAAAGCCGCGATCGAGGACGAAGCTGCGCAGATCAGACTTGCCACATCTTTGAAAAATGCAACAGGTGCAACAAATGACATGATCGCAGCTGTTGAAAAGCAAATCCTCAAAACATCACTAGCCACTGGCGTTGCAGATGACAAGCTGCGCCCAGCGTTGTCTCGTCTTGCTTTGTCAACAGGTGACGTTACAAAAGCCCAGGATCTTTTAAGTCTTGCGCTAGATATTAGTCAAGCCACCGGCAAAGGTCTGGACTCAGTAGCCAACAGCCTTGGCAAAGCCTATGACGGCAACACAGCAGCTCTGGGCAGATTAGGCATTGGGCTATCAGCCGCAGAATTGAAAGCAATGTCATTTGACCAAGTCCAGACAAAACTTTCAGATTTATTTGGTGGAGCAGCACAAGCCAACGCAGAGACATTTGCCGGGCGACTTGAAATTCTCAAAGTTACTTTTGAAGAGGCAAAAGAGTCAATCGGCGCTCGCTTGCTGCCAATCATTCAGCAACTAGTTGAGTTTATTGTCAACAAAGTTGTACCAGCCCTAGGGCGCTTTGCAGATTTCTTTAAGCCAATAACAAAAGCAATCGCAGACAACAAAGCCGAATTCACAACATTCATCAACTTTATTCAAACTTATGTTGTGCCGGTATTGGTCAACGTCTTAGGCGGAGCATTTAAGGTTGTGGGTCAAATTGCTGGCGGAGTAATTAACGTGATCGGTGCAGTAATTGGCGGCCTCAATACGCTGATCTCTGGAGCGGTATCAGGTATCAACGCGCTTATTCGACTTTACAACTCAGTGCCATTCTTGCCTAACGTTTCGCAAATTACAGCGCCGACAATAAACATTCCAACCGTTTCAGTGCCAAGCGTTACCTCAACGTCACAAGTGCCAACAATAAGTGTGCCGACCGTATCTGGTGGATCAGGTTCAACGTCAACTGGCGGCAGCGGAGTAAGTGCAGCTGCTGCTGGAGCAGCTATGGCGGCGACACCTTTTACTTCATCACTTACGCAATCAGCAGCTATTAGACGAGCTGAAATGGCAGCTCCTACGGTCAATGTGACAGTAAATGGCGCGATTGACGCAGAAGGTACAGCCCGAACAATCGTCAACACCTTAAATGACTCATTCTTTCGCGGTACAGGCGGCGCAGGTGCGCTGCTAGGTGCAAGCGGTTGACGCAGTGGTCGCCAATATGGCGAGTCAAGATCGCTGGCGTAGATGTAACTGACTCAGTTTTGGCCAGCCTAAACATCACTTCAGGGCGCACAAATATCTATGAACAGGCTCAGGCTGGTTATTGCTCGATCACGCTGATTGTCTTTGACCAAGTTGCCATTGACTATCAAATAAACGACAGCTTGTCGGTTGAAGTTCAGGATACGTCTGCCGTTTATCAACCTATCTTTGGCGGCTCAATCGTGGACATTGCTGTCAGCGTCTCAGAGGTCGGCTCAAGCGCGTACACGCAAGAGGTGACAATTACTGCCTTGGGCGCTTTGGCAAGGCTTCAAAAGGCGCTCACAGACGGCGACTTAAATCAGGACTTTGACGGCGATCAAATCTTGACGATTTTGTCAGAATTGCTATTGGCTCAATGGCAACAAGTACCAGCTGCCGAAACTTGGGCGGCCTACGATCCGACGACGACTTGGGCTACAGCTGGCAACGTAGGGCTTGGCCAAATAGATACACCGGGCAATTACGAGCTGGCACAGCGTTCATCATCTCGAATTGTTATTTATGACCTTGTGGCGGCTTTGGCAACTTCTGGCCTTGGCTACATATACGAGGACGCAAACGGTCTTATTAGCTACGCGGACTCAACTCACCGAACAACCTATCTTGCAGCCAACGGCTACACCGATCTAACAGCCAACCATGCGCTAGGTCGAGGCATAACGATCAAAACCAGAGCTGGTGACGTTCGCAATGACATCACGATCAAATACAACACCAACAGCAACAACGAGGTAAGCGACACAGATCCAGACTCGATCGCCACTTACGGCAATCTTTCGCAGATCATCACGACAACGATTAAACATACGGCAGACGCAGAGGATCAAGCTGCGTTCTATCTTGCTTTGCGAGCCATTCCAATCCCTATTTTTGACCAGATAACATACGCACTGACAAATCCAGAGCTAGACGACGGTGATCGAGACAGCCTTTTAGGCGTCTTTATGGGTCAACCAGTGGCAATCAACAATCTGCCAACCAATATGGCTGGCGGTAGATTTCAAGGCTTTGTCGAAGGCTTTACGTTTAGGGCTAGTTACAACGAATTGGCGATCACCTTGCTTATGTCGCCTTTGGCTTATTCTTTGCAAGCAATGCAATGGGGCGACGTGCCAGCGGCAGAAACGTGGTCAAGCGTGTCGCCAACTTTGGAATGGGAATATGCGACAATCGTTGCATGATTGAGAGGACAATAAATGGCTAATCCAACTACCAACTACGGCTTTGTTATGCCAAGCCCGACAGATTTGGTCACAGACTTACCGGCGGACTTTGACGTCTTTGGTCAAGCTGTCGATACTCAAATGCTGACCAACGCAAATGCTGCAATAGCCAAAACTATTGTTGACGCAAAGGGCGACATCATTGCGGCAACGGCTGCCGATACGGTCAGCCGTCTTGCAGTGGGAGCAAATGACACAGTTTTGACCGCTGACTCAACTGCTGCAACTGGCTTAAAATGGGCGACACCAGCGACCGCTACTTCTGGTTTAACTTTAATAGCAACTGCCTCACCTTCAGCTACGGCCACGGTAAATATAAATAGTTGCTTCTCTGCAACTTATCAAAATTATTTGGTTATCTACAACGTGACAGGCACAGCTGGAGCAGATGTTAAATTGCGCTTGCGTGTTTCTGGAACAGATGCAACAACAAATTACAATGTGCAAGTTCTATCCGCAAATGGTTCATCTGTAACTGGAACTAGATTTACGGACACACAATGGACAATAGGCGCGACTCGAACTTCAGGAAACAGTTTTGCAACAACTTATATTAGCAATCCTTTTGCAACCGCCGAGTCTAGTTATTTTGGAAATGCCCAAGATCCATCATCAAACGCGCTTATAGATATTCGTTCAGGAAATAACACAAACGCCACTTCTTATGACGGTTTAAGTATTTTTATTACTAGCGGAACAATGACAGGTTCAATTCGAGTGTACGGAGTACAAAATTCATGAGTAGCATTTTAGAAATTGACGCAATTACTGGAGAGACAGTTATTACAAAAATGACAAAAGCGCAGATTGACGCACGAGAAGCAGCCGCAGCAGCGGCAGAAGCAGAAAATGCGGCAGAAGCAGAAGCAAAGGCGGCTGCAAAATCAGCTTTGTTAACTCGTTTAGGCATAACTGCCGACGAGGCGACACTTCTAATTTCATGACTTATCCGAAAGGCACAGCCGCAGCCTTAATTGCAGCTGCACTTGCTGAGGTTGGCACGATCGAGCAGGGCGACAACCTGACAAAGTACGGCAAATACACCGGGGCAGACGGCTTGCCTTGGTGCGGATCTTTTGTAAATTGGTGCGCAAATGAAGCTGGTGTCAAGATCCCAAACATGGTCAGCACAGCTTCTGGCGCGCAGAAAATGAAGGATCTTGGACGTTGGAAAGAAAAGCCACAATTAGGCGATCTTTGCTTTATGGACTTTCCACATGACGGCGTTGATCGAATAAGCCATATTGGAATTGTGGTCAAAGTAGGGCTAAAGAGTGTTTTATGTATTGAAGGCAATACCAGCGGCAACGGCGATCAGCGCAATGGCGGAATGGTCATGATTAAACAGCGGTTTTTGGGCAAAGAAATAGTTGGTTTCGGTCGGCCAAAGTACGCAGAATATGCTGGAGAATTTCCAGTAGTACAGCTGCCGAAAACGGCTGTCAAGGAGAAAAAGAAATGAACGAATTAAAGCCAATGCTTGCCAGTTATGGTCGATCATTTATTGCAGCAGCTCTTGCTGTTTACATGTCAGGAAATCAAGATCCAAAGGCGATCCTGTCAGCTGGTGTTGCAGCTGTCGTGCCGGTACTTATGCGCTGGCTAAATCCTAACGATCAGGTTTATGGTCGCAAGTGATCAAAAAGCTGCAAGCGGCAACGCTGGCGGTGTGCCTATCGCTGGCGTTGTCGTCTTGCGGTTACGACGGTTGGACTCGTTATCCATGCCAAGAATTTGAGAATTGGGAAAATGATGAATGTCAACGAC